TCAGAATTCTTCAATACGAGGAACGTTGGTATTGGACCCATTTCTTGGTTCGGGTTCGACTCTTATGGCCGCAGAACAAACAGGACGTATCTGTTATGGGATTGAGCTTGATGAAAAATTTGTGGATGTTATTGTCAAACGCTACATGGAAGCAACTGGCAATACGACTGTGACAGTAGTCCGTGATGGTCAAACGTTGACCTATGATGAAGCAGTATCAGCTATGGAGGAAGGCCTATGACTCTAACATTTATTGATTTCTTTGCAGGGGTTGGTGACTCCGTTGACCTTTCATATCCAGACTCTCAAACAAGACGAGCCAGAGTAGGCAAAGGTATCGCCCACAACCTTTCCTGTGGCGGACAGATGGGTGCGGTGGTTTGGAATGGTCGAGCGGTTAAAATCAGACGGCTCACCCCTCGATAGTGTTTCAGGATCCAAGGCTTTTCAGATGACCTGTTTGACAAAGCTGAGGCTGTCAATTCCGGTGCTCAGCTTTATAAGCAGGCTGGCAATGGCGTGACTGTCACCGTGGTTTATGCAATTGGGAAAGCCATTTTAGAAGCCAAAAAATCTGCAAATCATAAGCAGAAATGACTGGATATAGGTCTCCTTTAGAGTTAATATGTAATCAACAAAAGAAGAGGAGAACAAATCCATGAAAACAACAACACTTGAAAGACTTTACAGCTATCACCAAGCAACTGCAAGCATCATTCCCTACAAGGATTGGGTGATTGTTGCTTACTCTGGTTATAAAGGAGTTAGCGTAGATATTTACGAATCAACAGATAGCCTTGAGGACTTCAGTAATTTTGAAAGACGATTTGACCGCATTTACCAAGAAGAAGGAAATTTCCAAGACCAAGGTCACGCAGTGAAATGGGCATTTGAAACAATAGGAGTATAAAATGAACGATAAGATTCTAAACCGAATTAAGTTCACCTATCCCAAAGGCACAAGGGTGAGGTTAATCCAGATGGACGACCCTCGCCCAGTTCCAGTTGGGACGCTGGGCACGGTTCTTGATGTGGATGACCTTGGCTCACTCATTGTCTCTTGGGACAATGGGCAGAGCTTGAATGTATTGTACGGAATTGATAGTGTTGAAAAAATCTAAAAGGTTTCTCTTGAAGCCTTTTTCTTGTTCTTAAAAGGAGGTGAGACCGTGGCAGTTAGAGGGCGAAAACCAAAGCCTACCAATTTGAAAATACTTGAAGGTAATCCTGGGAAGCGACCTCTGCCTACCAACGAGGTTAAGCCCAGACAGAAAGCCCCACGTTGCCCACAGTGGCTGGAAGACGATGCCAAGAAGGAATGGAAACGAATGGGCAAAATTCTCGAACAAATGGGGATATTAACTGAAATGGACATGACGGCCTTTGCAGGGTATTGTCAAGCCTATGCAAGGTGGAAAGAAGCGGAAGAGTTTCTCTCCAAACATGGATCCATCATCAAGACCCCAAATGGCTATCTCCAACAAGTGCCACAGGTATCTATTAGCCAGACTAATTTGAAAATCATGCTTAAGTTCTGTGAACAGTTTGGGCTTACCCCATCAGCTAGAAACCGATTAGCTACAATGGATAGCGAGGTTGGAACTGGTGATGAAATGGAAGATTTATTAGGAGGTATTTTATGACTTATCACTATGAACCAAGTCCTTTTATGCTTCCGACGTCACGTTATGACAAGGCAAAGGCTGATAGAGCAGTTACTTTTATCAATAATCTTGCCCACACCAAAGGAAAGTGGGCAGGTAAAAAGTTTGATTTATTGCCGTGGCAGGAACAGATTGTTAGAGACCTGTTTGGAATTGTAAAGGAAGATGGTAACCGTCAGTTCTTAACCGCCTATATTGAAATTCCTAAAAAGAATGGCAAGTCTGAACTCGCCGCAGCCATTGCCCTTTACTTGCTCTATGCGGATAATGAAGCTAGTGCGGAAGTGTATGGAGCGGCTTGTGACCGCAACCAAGCCTCAATCGTATTTGATGTCGCCAAGCAAATGGTTCAAATGAGTCGACCGCTTGAGAAACGCTCAAAGATTATGGGGGCAACCAAGCGGATAGTCAACTATTCTAATGCTGGTTTCTACCAAGTCCTCTCCGCTGAGACAGGAACCAAACACGGTCTTAACGTTTCTGGACTAGTCTTTGACGAAATCCATGCTCAACCCAATCGCCATCTCTATGATGTCTTAACCAAGGGTTCTGGTGACGCGAGGGAACAACCTCTCTTTTTCATTATCACAACAGCTGGGACAGATAAAAACTCCATTTGTTATGCACTTCATACCAAAGCACTTGACATTCTTAAAGGTCGCAAGAAAGATACCTCCTTTTATCCTGTTGTCTATGGTCTTTCTGATGAGGATGATTGGAATGATGAAGCCAACTGGCTAAAGGCTAATCCATCACTTGGTCATACCATTGGTCTTGACCGTGTTCGTGAAGCCTACCAACAGGCTTTAGATAACCCAGCGGAGGAGAATGTCTTTAAGCAATTGCGTCTCAACATGTGGACGAGTTCATCTGTGGCATGGATACCTGAACATGTTTATGCGAAAGGTGATGCGCCAATTGATTACAATTCTCTAAAAGGACGTGACTGTTATGCAGGGCTAGATTTATCCAGTACATCTGATATTACCGCCTTTGTCCTTGTTTTTCCGCCTCGTTATGAGGAAGAAAACTACATCATCTTGCCTTTCTTTTGGTTACCAGAAGATACGCTTTTGTTACGAATTCGACGTGATCATGTACTGTATGATGTTTGGGAACGACAAGGTTATATCCACACGACTGAAGGGAATGTGGTTCATTATGGCTATATCGAAAAGGTCATAGAAGACTTATCAAAGACCTATCACATTAAGGAGATTGCCTATGACCGCTGGAATGCAACACAGATGGTTCAGAACCTTGAAGGAATTGGATTGACCATGGTGCCTTTTGGACAGGGTTATAAGGATATGAGTCCGCCATCCAAAGAACTCTACAAGCTTATGATGGAGGGGAAAGTTCAACACGGTGGTCATCCTGTACTTAAATGGATGGGGCAAAATGTGGTGATGCGACAAGATCCTGCTGGTAATATCAAGCCAGACAAGGAAAAGTCTGTTGAGAAGATTGATGGTATTGTCGCCCTTATTATGGGATTAGACCGTTGTATTCGTCATCAAGGAAATGAAGGCAGTGTCTATGATGAACGAGGGATATTGAGTTTTTAGGAAAAATAAAGTTAAATTCTTTCAAAAATAGCTCAAAAATGACTGGATAAACGTCCTCTTTAGAGTTAATATGGTCACAACAAAAGAAGAGGAGAACAAAAACATGGCAACTAATGCACGCATTGGACTTTTAACAAAATCAAACACTGCAACATTTATTAAGGCCGCTTATGAAGGGTATCCAAGTTACACAGGAAGCCTACTAACATCAGCATTTAATAGCCTCAAACAAGTTAAAGAACTTCTAAAAAAAGGCAACATCATCATGTTGGAAGAAAACCTTGATGAGGTAGAAACAGATAGCCTTGTTAAAGTGACAGAGAACATTCGCTTTGTAGGAAGTGAGAGTGACCTTGAAGGCGATTATTTAGCAGACTACACTTACGTATACAAAGAAACAGAAAAAAGATGGTACATTCTAACGGATGGTAAACTCGTACCATGTTATTTGTAAACTATCACTATGCACTTCCGACTGAGGTGCTTTTTGTTTACTCAAAAAGGAGGTCAAATGGGTATTTTAGATTGGATTGGATCGAAGCGTTCAAGAGATAAGCCACATAATAGTTATGAGGGACAAGATTTTTCATACCTCTTTGGACGGACGACTAGTGGTGAAACCGTAGATGAGTTTAAGGCTATGCAGACGACGGCCGTTTATGCTTGTGTGCGTATCCTTGCTGAAGCAGTAGCGTCACTTCCTATTCACGTCTATGAACGGACAGAAACTGGGAAGGAGAAAAAGCTGGACCACCCACTGTACTTTCTTCTTCATGATGAGCCAAATCCAGAAATGTCATCCTTTATTTTTCGAGAAACCATGATGAGTCATTTGTTAATATGGGGAAATGCTTATGTGCAGATTATCAGAGATAAGGGTGGACGAGTGATTAGTCTCTATCCACTCTTGCCTGATAAGATGTCTGTCCATCGTGATGATAGTGGGAGACTTTACTACAAATACCAGCGGCAGACAGAAGAAAATCCTAATTTCAATGATAAGGGTACTGTCTTATTGAAGCAGGAAGATATTCTTCATGTGCCTGGTCTTGGGTTTGATGGCTTGATTGGTTACTCACCAATTGCGATGGCTAAAAATGCGATTGGGATGACCCTAGCTACCGAAAACTATGGGGCATCTTTCTTTAAAAATGGCGCTAATCCAGGTGGTGTTTTGGAGCACCCAGGTATCCTTAAAGACCCTAAACGAGTGAGAGATTCTTGGAATGCCGTTTACAATGGGGTCACGAATGCTCATAAGGTAGCTGTCCTTGAAGAGGGCATGAAGTACACCCAAGTTGGTATCCCACCAGAAGAAGCTCAGTTTCTCCAAACACGGAAGTTTCAGATTAACGAAATTGCACGACTTTACCGTATCCCACCCCACATGGTTGGGGATTTGGAAAAGTCGTCTTTTTCAAATATCGAGCAACAGTCACTTGAATTTGTCAAATATACCTTAGACCCTTGGGTAGTTCGTTTAGAACAAGCCTTCAAGAGGTCTCTTTTTTTACCCGAAGAGAAGAAACAATACTTTGTCAAATTCAATGTGGATAGTCTACTTCGTGGGGATTACCAAAGTCGAATGAATGGCTATGCCATCGCAAGACAGAACGGTTGGCTGTCAACTAATGACATCCGTGAATTGGAAGATTTGAACTTGTTGTCAGATGAAGAAGGTGGCAACCTCTACTTGATTAACGGCAATATGACCAAACTAGAAGATGCTGGTGGTTTCATGAAGCAACCTACGGAAACTGAGCCAACTGAACATGCAATAGAGGAGGAAGAAAATGCGTAAATTTTGGAATTTTACAGACGAGGGTGGCGCCCGTACCCTTAGGATTGAAGGTCAGATTGCGGACGAGACTTGGTTTGGGGATGAAGTTACCCCACAGCTCTTTAAGAATGACTTGTTAGCAGGAAAAGGCGATATCACCCTCTGGATAAACAGTCCAGGGGGTGATGTGTTTGCGGCCGCTCAAATCTATAACATGCTTATGGATTATCAAGGCGATGTCAATGTCATCATTGATGGTTTAGCCGCAAGTGCTGCCAGTGTCATAGCCATGGCTGGGACAACTGTTTCTATGAGCCCAGTTGCTATGATGATGATTCATAACCCTTGGACCATGGCTCAAGGTGAAGCCAAGGATATGGCTAAGGTCATTGAGATGCTTGGTGAAATCAAGGAGTCTATCATCAACGCTTATGAGCTAAGAACCAATTTGTCACGAACCAAGATTTCTCATCTTATGGATTCGGAGTCTTGGTTTAATGCCAAGAAAGCTGTTGAGCTTGGTTTTGCGGATAAGGTTCTCTTTGAGAAAGAGGAGGCATCAAAGCAGGGCTCTCAAAATAGTTACACCTTCAGTAGAGTAACTGCTGTCCATGATTTGGTGGTGAAACTGCAAGCGAGCGTTCAACCATCAAAACCAGAGAAAACCATCCCCTTCAATCAATTGGAAAAACGATTGAACTTATTGAAATAAAAGGAGAATACTTATGTCTAAACTACTTGAATTAAAAGAAAAACGTAACAAGGCTTGGCAGGATGCTAAAGCTTTTTTAGATGCCTGTGAAACAGCTGATGGCATGGTGTCTGAAGCTGATGCGAAACGTTATGATGACATGGAGACAAAGGTCACTAATCTGAATAAACAAATCGAACGCCTAGAACGCCAAGAAAAGTTAGACTTGGAGTTGTCACAACCCACATCACAGGCTTTGACTACTCAGCCAACGGTTATTGTAGACAAAGAAAATGAAGATGACAAGAAAGGTATCGCTTCAGATGTCTACAGTCAAACTTTTTGGACCAATGTTCGAAAACGTCACTTTTTTGATGTGAAAGATGTTCTTCGTGTCGGTGAAGATACCGAAGGTGGACATCTTGTTCCAGATGAGTATGAGAAGAAATTGGTACAAGGGCTTCAGGAAGAAAACTTTTTCCGTGGGCTTGCGACCGTTATTAAAACGTCTAGTGGAGAACATAAGATTCCAGTTGTTACTGGTCATGGTTCAGCCTCTTGGATGGATGAGAACGGACTTTATCCAGAAACGGATGAAACCTTTGGGCAAGTGACTCTTGATTCGCATAAGATTGGGACTGCCATTCGTATTTCTGAAGAATTGCTCAATGACTCTGTCTTTGACCTTGAGTCGTATATGATTGCGGAGTTTGCCCGCCGCATTGGAACGGAGGAGGAGAAGTCCTTCTTGATTGGTGACGGTTCTAAAAAACCAACAGGGATTTTTACGCAAGCAGAAGTTACTGGACCTACGACAGCAACCAAAGACATTACCTTTGATGATATGATTGAGCTGTATCACTCTCTTCCAGCTCCTTATCGTAAGAATGCGGTTTGGATTTTGCATGATACGACAGTAAAGGCAATCCGTAAATTGAAGGATAATAATGGGAATTATATTTGGCAACCGTCAACTCAAGCCGGTCAACCTGATTTGATTCTCAACCGTCCTTACTATACGTCAACCTTTGCGCCACTTCCAGAAGCAGGAAACAAAGCGATTGCCTTTGGGGATTTCTCTTACTACTGGATTGCGGATCGACAAGGTCGTACCTTCAAGCGTCTCAACGAGCTTTACGCAAATAATGGACAGATTGGTTTTTTAGCGAGTCAACGTGTGGATGGAAAATTAGTTCTTCCTGAAGCGGTTAAGGTATTGACTGTTAAAGGTAAAGGCTAATGATAACACTGGAAGAAGCAAAACTGTATTTAAAGATTGATAACGATGATGAAGATGAACTTATATTAGCTCTCATTCGTAGCAGCAAATCTCTCTGCTTTGACATTCAACGGCATGAGGAATCCTCAGAACTCTTAAAGACGGCAATCCTATATGGGGTTGCTTTTCTTTATGAGCACCGAGAATTAGCGAATCATAAGGAATTAAAAGAGACACTTTATCATTTGCTTCTAGCAGATAGGAAGGATGTGTTCTGATGAAGATAGCTCCTTTAAGAGAACAGCTAGTCTTTCAAGAAAAGCAAATCAAACAAGATGAGATTGGCAACGAGTCAGCTATTTGGGACGACCTCTTTGTTCGCTGGTGTTCTTGTCGCCCTCTGGCTTTAACAGAAAGTGATGGGAGTGCTATCAAACTGATTCATCACAAGATACAGTTTACCTTGCGTTATGACAAGAAGGTTCTTGCCCTTAATTCTTTAACGACAAGGATTTCCTTCCGTGACCAGTTTTACGCTATCGAGTCCATTGATGGTGATACCGTTCCACGGCAGTTGATTTATATAGTTGCGATTAAGGAGGAAGATCATGACTAGGATTGGGCTTGATGATTTAGTTTCTGTTGTTGAAAACGAGCTGACTACTTATGCTAAGGAAACCACGGATACCATGCGTGAGGTAGTTGAAGAAGTAACGGATGAAGCCGTTGAAACCCTAAAAGTAACCTCGCCTAAACGTCGTGGAAAATATGCTAGAGGTTGGAAGAGTAAGACAACTACTGATACTAATACAGCACTGACTAAAACCATTCACAACGGAACACCAGGCCTGACGCATCTGCTTGAAGATGGGCATGCCAAACAAAACGGAGGTCGTGTCAAAGGACGTAAGCACATCGCTCCGGTTGAGAAAAAGGCGATTGCGTCTTTTGAAGACAAATTGCGACAGAAACTGTGAGGTAGAGTATGCAATTTAAAGATCTCTTTTCAGTCTTAAAGGAAACCAAACTCTCAGTAGCCTATCACCATTTTGAGGAAGGGCACAGCCCCAGTCCGCCCTTTATGGTTTATCTGGTTACGGATTCAGATAATTTTGGGGCCGATAACTGGAATTATCACAAAAGGCTCAACGTCCAGATTGAGCTTTACACGACAAAGAAAGATTTAGCAACAGAAAAAACGGTGGAATCAGTTCTTGATGCCCACCGTCTTTATTTTGACAAGGTAGAGACTTACATCACTAGTGAGAAACTCTACCAAACCATTTATTCCATCACACTATTAGGAGGATAACCATGACAGAAAAAAACAAGGTCACCTTTGGTCTACAAGATGTCCACTGGGCAGAAGTCACCAGTGAGGGAGCTGACGGTGCTTTGACTTATGGCAATGTTGAGCGTCTTCGTGGTGCTGCAGAACTAACCCTTGAACCTACTGGGGACAAGGGGTCTTACAAGGCAGATAACATTAACTTTTACACCTCAGAATCTAATGACGGCTATGAGGGAACACTGAAAGTTGCCCTCTTATCCCAGGAGTTTCTGACTCGTGTTCTAGGTGAGAAATTGGATGCGACAACTAACACCATTTCAGAGATTGCAAATAGCGAGAAAAAAAACTTTGCACTGATGTTTCGATTTGAAGGGGACAAGAAAGAGACCCTTCATGTTCTTTATTACTGTTATGCATCACGGCCAACTGTTGGGTCTAAAACCAAGTCTGGGTCTGACATCAATGAGGTGGAGTTGACCTTTACGGCAAGTCCACGTCCACTTGATAAGATTGTGCGACGCAGAACGACTGAAGAAACCAGTGATGAGATTCGTGAGAACTGGTTTAAGTCTGTCTTTGAACCAACCACTTAAAGGAGGAGAACATGCGACAAAATATCACGATTGCGGGAAAAACCTATCCTTTGGCTACTAACGCCTATACACCGATTGCTTATAAGGAACAATTCGGAAAAGACTATTTCCAAGATCTATTTAATATGTTGAGCGCTGAATCTATCATGGCTCAGCTTGAACAATTGGAAGAAGGGGAGGAGTTAAAGGCTAGTCAGATTGACTTATCTATTTTGTCAGATTTTGACATGACCTTTTTCCACCGTCTGTTTTGGGTTTTTGCCAAGTCAGCCAATCCTCGGATTAAACCCTTCGAGGATTTCTTTATGTCGATGGAAGAATTCCCTCTACAAGAAGTTGGACCAGTTTTAATGTCTATGCTTAACCAAGGGATGACTACGAGAAAAAAGCAGATGACTCACAAACAGCGAGTGAGGAAGTCTTCACGGTAGAAAGCTACCTTTCTTGTTGTAAGGAGACGGGTCTTTCTATTGACGACTTGAAACACATCTCGATTGGCATGGCTCTGGATTATCAGACCGATTATGTGGAGCTACGCACTAAAGACCAGAATGGGGAACGTAGAGCAACTCAAGCAGACTTTGATAATTTCTAGTAGGAGGGAGGGGTGACAATGGCAGGAAGCATCAAAGGGATCACCATTGAAATCGGTGGCGATACCCAGCCCTTACAAAATGCCTTAAAGGGTGTGAACAAACAGGCTTCTGAAGCCACCAAGGAACTGCGTCAGATTGACAAGGCTCTTAAGTTTGATACTGGCAATGTGACTCTTTTGACTCAAAAGCAGGAAGTCTTAGCCAAACAAGTTGAAACAACTAAAGAAAAACTCGCCACACTTCGTCAAGCTCAAGCCCAAGTCGAGGCTCAGTTCAAGGCCGGTAACATCGGTGCAGACCAGTACCGTGCCTTTCAGCGTGAGGTAGAGAGCACTCAAACAGTCTTAAAGGGGTACGAATCAAAACTAGAAAGTGTTAACAAAGCACTCTCTGATAATGGTACACAGGTCGAATCAAATCGTTCAAAACTTAACAGTCTTCAAAACGAGCAGGCACAGTTGGTGTCAGAAAGTGAGAAACTCAATAGTTCCTTTAAGCTACAAGAATCGGCTTTAGGTTCGACTGCAAGTGAGGCTGATAAGTTAGCACTTGCCGAACAAAAGGTCGCTTCACATTCAGAAATCCTTGAGAAACAGATTCATAATCTGGAACAACAGCTCTCTCTGACAAAGAGCGAATATGGTGAGAATTCCATTGTGGCTAATAAGCTTGAGAAAAAACTTAATGAAACAAAGACAGCTTACAACAATCTCCAAAATGAGATGGAGGAGTTGGCCTCTAGTTCTGCGAGTTCCAAGGCTTCTTTGGAAGAGACAAACAGTCTCTTAAAGGCTGACCTTCTCATGGAGTTTGGCGACCAACTGGGAGAGTTGTCACAGAAATTGATTGACTTCGGTCAACAATCGCTTGATGCATTTCTTGAAGTTGATGAGGGTATGGATATCATTGTCACGAAAACTGGGGCAACTGGTTCTGCCCTTGAAGAGATGACAGACATCGCTAAAACCCTAGCCACTGAACTCCCAACGGATTTTAATACGGCAGGAAGTGCCGTAGGGGAGTTGAATACGCAATTTGGGTTAACAGGAGATGCCCTTAAATCAGCCTCTACCCAGTTGATTCAGTTCTCAGAGATCAATGGGAGTGATGTGACGAGCTCTGCTATTTCAGCCAAGCAAGCGATTGAGGCCTATGGACTTGAAGCGACTGATTTATCAAGTGTTTTAGACACGGTTACTTATACCAGCCAAGCGACAGGTGTTGGTGTCCAAGAGTTGA